GTGACAGCGGTTTTCCACCGCTGTCCACCTGCCGAAGCAGGAACCGGTACGCCTTCGGCTCCATCCTGAATACTTTCCAAAGAAGGAAAGTCCCAGTTTGGAGCTATAGCGTAACAGCCTCTGTAAAGTACGGTTCGACTTCTCAAACCGATTTTACAGGACCTAATCGTGCCATTAAGAAAGGAGAGTAACAACCCACTAGGATTGTAGATTGGCCCCCCGTTCTCTAGGAACCCATCCTCGCCCAGCGTGAGGCTTCGACCTTTGACCACGAACTTTCGGTATAACACCGATTGCACGTTAGGGTCTAGTCTAAGCTTCTTGACAAGCGAGAAGGGTACCTTAATTCCGCAATCATCGCTCTCCCAAGCGGGTACCAGATAATCTGGAACCGTTTTGCGAAGAGCCCTTATTGTCCGAATAAGGGGCATGCCTGTAACAGCACACCAACGATTAAGGAGGTTTATGGCAACGAAACGAGACTGCGGAGTGATGAGGGACTTTATGTAGACACCTCGCACGAGCTGACCTCTAAAGAAGTCAGCACCACAGGACTCGCGAAACGGTCCTTCAAAGAAGGACTTACTGCTATTCACGGTGAAGCCCATGAGGCGTAGAAGCCGAAGGACATCACGTACCAGCGTATCGCCAAAATTTACGAAGATCTTTCGATCATGTAGATAATGGCAGTTCGTCGGTACGATAATGTCATCGCCAAATACACCCCACGAGCCTTCGCTAGCCGCCCGGGGCCTCTCGAGAGTAAACTCTCGAGCCCGGGCTGCGGCAGTAACTGCACAGGAAAATAACATTGTCTGTAGAGGGAACGTAAAACCGTTACCCATAGTACTGATCATGTTAAGTTCCACTCGGCTCCCATCAGGGAGCTCGCTACTAGGGCTGCGTAGGAGATTCAACCAGGCAAAGAAATCTGCCGGGAGAAGCTCTTGAAGCATCTTGGTAGCGATCGAATCTGAGGCCGATTCCAGGTCTATTGTAGAATAGGTACCCGAAACAGAACCCAGCCGAGCGAGCTCACGGTTGTTATCTGGTTGATGACTCAAAGAGATCCCTAAGGACCTCTCTAAGCGATCTTCCATTATACCACCCAAACCTAACTGTAAGAACATGTTCATCACAGGTTCGATACAGATGGTCCGTGAGATGCTGCGTGTCTTAGGCACAAACTGTAAACGGTTACCTCCGACTATACTTGACTTCCCGTAGTGGGCTGAGCGGATACCATCCGCGATCGTCCATTCTGGGAAGTTCTTGATATAGCACCGGTACGCCCGGTAGAGGCACTTACTTGTCCCCGAGAGCTCACTGCTAAACAACTTCGAGTAGAAGTCATTATGCTTAGAGCCGACGGATGCACCAGGACCACAGCGACCACGAGTGAACAACTCGTCGAAGCTGCTTACCAGGGGCATGCCCGCAGGGTTCCAGAAGTCATAGACGGAGCGTTTTAGCTCCCCCCAGAGGACTTCATCCCACGAGTCGGTCAAGTTGAGACACCAGTTACCTGAGGTTTTATTAACCCTAAGGAACTTTTCAAGAGCCAGTTCATCAGCACTCTTCTCAGTCATATCTATAAATTTCTTATAGAAAGACTTGGCGAGCGCTAGTGCCCGGTATTCTTGAAGTGTCGCATCCGGCCAAATTTCTACATCAGATCCGGACCGCAAGCGATCCATCACATCAATAGGAAGGTGACCAGAAAGGTCATCAAGGAGGTCAAAGTAAAGAGCGCGAGAGCGACTGCCCATCTGCTGTTCCTTTCGTCAGTGGTACATACGTACCGTGTCAGTTGATCATCTGTACGGTTTCAATTACGAAACCTTGCAGGTGGCCGACTAAATAGTCGGCTCCCAACAATACAGCCGTCCCGATAGCGCACCAATAAGCGACCCTTTGAAGGCCGCTCACTTATGCGATACCCGAGACGCCCGTATCACCGATGCCTGCACTCTGCTGAGTGAGGGCACCGATGTGGGCTGACAACGCCGCACGAACGTTAGGCTGGTCAGCTGTGTCGGATCCTGCTGGCACCTCGATAATCGAGGTGATCAGCATCGTCTTCGACGGCTGCCCGGCAAGAGGTGTTACCCCCTTCCGGGTTATGACCTTGTAAACGTTCATCGGAACTGACGGAAGTTGTCCGGCACTGTTCAGTGACGGCAAGACCCGAAGGATCTTGGGCCACCAAAAAGCGACAGTGAACGGACGGCTCACCGAGTGCACATCCACGCCGACCTGCGTGCCCGTAAGGGCAGTAACCGCAATCTGCTTGGCATTGGCATCCGGCGCCGACATCGCGACATTGGTATAACCAGGTGTCGTGAAGCCGGTCTGGGCAGCCCCCGTAACGGGGGTCGTAAAGTTGACAGTCATGTCATCTCCGCATTGGTTTAAGGACTACATTAACGGAAACGTAAGGAACGTCGAGCGGTTGCTAAAGCGGATAAATTTATCCACTTCCTACCGAAACCGGGCAGCTCATATTGAAGAGCTGGAACAGGTATGGTAGTCAAAGGTCCCCGCGAAACGGTCGAATTACGAGCGATTGTCTTGCCACTGATCACGAGGTGTTCGAAGACCTGAACGAGCAACGGGTCCTTGAGTCCGAAGACGCCTTGGCTCTCTACAACAGTAGAGCGCCGCTGCGTCTGACGACCCCAGGCTAGTTGCACGGTTTGGTTACTCCACGCCTCGAGTACGTCACCAACGTTGGTGAAGTAATCGATCAGAAATGAGTACGGCATAGCTTCCCAAAGTGTCGGTACAAACGATCGGGGTGAAAGACCCAGAGCGCTCATAGTCAACAGTTTGGAGCCAGAGGCACGTGAACTCACCGCGCCGGCGTATATCTGCATGCTGGAAGAGATCTGCCTATTTTGTGAATAGACATTTCCAACCCCTGAAGTCTCGCTAGCTGTCGAAAAGGAGGTACTTTCAGAGCGTCCTACCCCTATTACAGGCATTAATTCCTGTACTAGTTGGTTTTGACGCTTCTCCAGTACCTTCCCTGCGGCATCTAGGTCGTTTAACAGAGGAGACCAGCCGAAGCTATACTCCAACCACGAATCCGACAGAAACCTCAAGCGATTTGGGTGAGGGGTACGCATGACTCTCTTACGTTTTAAGGTAAGAGTGCGTATATACCTTCGCACCGCGTCGCGTAAGGACTGTGCAGGATGTCTGATCATGTGCAAAGTTTCACGCAGTTCAGCTAAGAATACACCCCCTTGAAAGGAGGTCATAACTTCGCTTACCTGCTTGTTAAACTTTACAGCGGCTTGACTCGACGCAGAGGTCAATGCACCAGCAGACGGTAACGACGGTATCGATTGGATACCGTGAGACCATTTGGTGGCACGCTTTCGATGAGCAGCGGGATCACTACCAGATATGGTAGACCCATATACGTTCTCAATACACGGGATGGACGCATAAGACGTAATGGAACCACTAAAAGTAGTGGTAGCATTCTGTCCTTTTGCAATCCTCCGTTTATAGTTACGGAGATGGGTACCAGTTTTGGTCCTAGAGGAAGCAATGGTGATATCGCCGTCAGTCCCTGGGTCGTAAACCCAGTTCTTGGCAGCAGCACCAGAAACTTGCCTAGAGGAACCATAATCAGTACCTGTATCCGTAACTGTGATCGTAGTGCTCATGAAAGTTTCGACCTCGACGTCTCCTGAGTGCTACTCAGGAAGAAAGAAGAGGGTCTATAACAATTATAGACCCATTCGCGCAGTACCTAAGGTCTTTCGGGAAGTGCATTCAGTTGGTCAGTGACGAACTTTAGCATTGCTTCTAAAGAAGCAACGCCGAGCTCGGCACGGAACGCCTGATATAGCCCCCGTCGGACTACGGTACCATGTACAACACAGCGAGTCTCAGGTATGAGTGTAATCACCAGGGAACCTATGTCCCCCTTTTCTGAAGGGAGAAAATTAGTGATATCCTTGGCCATTAGCTCTACCTTTGATGAAGTGTTGATACGCAAGAGGGGCCGAAAGGCC